TTTTTATAAAGTCTATATAAAAATTCCTTTCTTTTATTTATATCATTAAATCATCTTTTTTATTATTTATCTAAAAGTTCAATTATATCCTTTAGTAATTCGTCTTTGGATGGAATATAATCTAAATATCTTAGAAATTTCCATCCTTCGCTTTCGAGTAATTTTTGTCTTATGTCATCAGCTTCTTTATCCTGATGAAAATAACTCCCATCATATTCAACTGCAATGGATAGTTTTGGAATAGCTATATCAATACTTTTATTTAAACATGGATAATTCATAATTGGATATGGACAAACTTCACTAATTAAATTGAATAATTCGATTTGTGGTTTTGATGGATTTCTAACAAAAGATAAAGCATGAGCAGCTCCACCATTTAACATAAATTCCTTCATATTTTCGCGATATTTAGTAGTTTTGAATGGACTTGTTTCACCTATTGTTTTTAACCATGTCTCTTCTTTTTTCTTATTTATTTTTTTAGTTTTTTCTTCACCATACATTTCAATATATGTTTTTCCTAGTTTATTTTCACTAAATATTTTTCTAACTTCTTCAGTATGTGTTTTTCCAAAAAATGGATTCTTATTACCTACTAATAATTTTCCTAAATCAGATAAATCATTTTTTAATAATTGTGATTTTTCTTCTCCATGAATTTCAATATATGTTTTATCTTTATTTGGATGTATAGCACCTGGTTGTCTTAACCAATGTTTATCACCTTTTTTAGATTCAGAACTATTTTTTCTTATCTCTTCTCTATTTGCAACTTCTTTTGTTGAACATTTTTTACATCTTGTTCCACCAAATACAATTATTTTTCTACAATCAACACAGTTCGAATGTTTCTTATTGTAATTATTCCAAGGAAATAATCCCTGAATTCTATATTTATCATAAAATAATTTTGAGCATTCACTATCTTTTGCGTGATTATTTAGTAGAGTTTTACTTACAAATGAAATACTACAAAATTCACATCTCCAATCTACTTTCCCATCTTTTATAAATTCTGTTTGTGTAGTTGTTAATTTTGCATTTCTACTTCTATCTTTAATAACTCTTTTTGTTGCACAATGATGGCAATAACCTGTCTTAGCATAACGAATATCTAAAATTTTATCACAACCTTCAGTTTTACATTTCTTCTGAAAAGCTTTATTCCATGGTAAATTTTCAAACCCTTTGCTATATTTTTCGAAATACAATTTTCTACAAATACTTTCCTTAGTTTGTATATGTTTGGATATTGCCTTTACGTTTATAAACCCTCTTCTACAAAATTCGCAATAATATTCAAAAATTTGTCCTTTTTGTTTGTCTATATTATTTTGAATAGTTTCGGGAAATAATTCTTTGTATTTATATTTTTTAATATACTCTTTTAAACATTCAAATTCTTTATTTAAATGTCTAATAAATTCTGGATATCTTAGATACTCTCTCCCACACTCTTTACATATTATCATTTTTAATTCCTCTCTGATAAAATTAAAAATGAAGGGTTAGAACTAATCCGTGTCAGAGAGTAATTAATTCAAAGGCTGCAGACCTCTGTCCCCTTCATAATTATTAATTATACATAAATATACCATATAAGTATTAATCGTCTACTTGTAACTTTAATAATTGATTCAAATGTAACTCTTGCAAATAAATTAAAAGGTCCTGCATATCCTGGAGTAACACTTTCAGAAGTAAATAAACCAGCTTCTGAAATTTGATATCCATTTGCATAACCAACATCAATTGTGGTAATTGATTTTAAAACTAACCATCTATCATCATTATATGAATCTTGTTCAATCTCTAATGAATCTAATGGACATTTATAATATGCACCATCATGTAAATCAGCACAATCAGTATCTGTTGCACTTATTGGAATTTCAGTGGCTAAATCTGTATCAGAGCTGGTAGGAGAAATAGCAGTAAATGGATCACCAACAGATACTCCACCTGATCCAAGACCTAACCAGCTTATGTATTCATCTTTTGTAGGTGTTATTTCAGTTACATTTGCACCTATCAATCTAACACCCACTAATTCTCTTCCTGTATATACAACTAAATTACTTTTTCCAACTAATTGTTTTTCCCCGCTTTCATTTAATTCATATATTTCAACATGACCTTGAGGACGTCTGGTTGATTTAATATTACTGTTAATATTACAAAAATCACCGAAACATTCTTCCCCGTATTTTTCTTCAATTTCGACTATTAAGTCTTTTGTTTTATCCATATTCATAAAATCCTTTTATCAGAAAATAATGTATAGTGTATCGTTTATATTTTGTTCTATATTTTATTACATACAAGATATTGAATGAGTTATTAAAACCAAACCAAAATGTATTTTTATATCCTTTCTATAGTTATACTTCTTGAACTAATATATTAAAATTATCGAATCCACTCACACAATCAAAAACCCCATCACCATCAAAATCACAAAATCCTCCAGTTTGAACATAAACTTCTGAAATATTATCACTTTCCAATAATCCAGCAGATTCTTTTATCTGCTCAATAATATTTAAATCTATATTAGAAGTTGAGTCATATGAAAGATTATGTATTATATTATTATTTGTTGAATCTGTTGGTATACACATTAACGTATCGGAATAAGTATCCTCTATATTAATTTCTTCTCTATCATTCACAGCGCCAATATCATAATAGCTTCCACAATCAAAGGTTTCTCTAGAGTATAATAATCCACTAGTTGAATCTGGACATGATACTGTAAGATCTAAACAACATGATTTACTATTAGCTGTATCCCAATCAATAACTGTTTGTTCAATATCCATAGAAGCCAAATCAGAATATCTTATTGAATCTAATAACCTATTATGAAAAGAAACAATTTCAGATGATATCATTCTAGCTCTATAAGGTTTAAAGAAATTTAATATATCACCATATATACGTTTTAACCCAGGAATACCAAAAATTAAATAAAATATATTTGAAGATTTTGATACAACATTTACATTTGTCCAGTTTGAAATATCAATAAGAAATGAAAGTAAAACATCTTCATCCTTATTGATTATACTTATATTATCAAGTTTATCTTTTAAGTCTGAATTTATTGTAGTTAAAATAGTCTCAACAGAACTTTTAGTTTGAAGGAAATTCTGTGAACTGTTTCTTGTGAAATTATTAAAATATTGGTTTAATCTAGCTTCTCTTATTTCTCTACTTGATGGGTTTGATATTAGAGTTTCATATTCAGATATTACATCAAGCTGCACAAACGAAGTTGCATCATAACATAAAAATGGTCCGTTATCATTTCCATAATCATAATCTTCACTGAAAAGATAAACAGTTGATAAATACAATTCAAGAAATGAAACTGGTTCGTCAAGAATTGATATTAAAGCATCTTGAGTAGGTAAAACCCCAGTTGATTGATATGCTTCATATTGATCTTGAATTATTCTTGAAACTATATAAACTGTTGCACTATTTTCACGAGATTTTCTAACTTCATAATATGGACTTTTTGATGGAAAATTTATACTATTTGCTTCTGCTAATGAAAGAATCTGACTTTCGGATAACATCCAATGATTATCATTTTTAGTTATTTCAGAAAATTCAATATCTATTACTTCTTTTTCGTTTGTAGATTTAACTATTATTTCGCTTCTAAAAATCAAATCACCATCTTCGTTTTTTTGTAGCCAATATTCATTTATATCAATATTATTTAATCCAAAATATTCTAAGACATTTAAAAGACCATTCGGTGTTCCTTTTACTTTATATAAATTTACAAGATCTAAAAAGAAGTTTACTTTGTTTTCATTTACATCTTCACCCGAAGTATTTATAATATTTGCAAATTTATTAGAATATTCAAATCCAAAACTTCTAAATAATTCATCTAAATTTGTATTTGGAATCGAAAAAGGATCAGATGATTTATTTTGAATTGAAGTGATTGTTTTGTGACTTGCATACCAGGTAATGAAAAAATTTTTAAATCTATTATAGTCATCTGTATTAAATGAAACTTGATCTATTACATTATTAAATAAATTAGTTGTCTTACCAAATTCAGATTGTGCAACAGAATCAACTACATCACTTAAACCAGTTGATGTTATATCACCCTTTAATAAATCAAAAATCTTCCAAAAATCATCTATTTTAAACAAATTAAATACCTCTAATCGTGATGTAATTATAGAATTGGTCTAAAACATATACTTCATATTGATTCTCTAATACACTTGTAGAAGTTGCTATTAAAGTCGTATTATCATAATTAGAATAATTATTATTTATTTTCAAATCCAAATATAAAAATATTAACCTTGATAAATTAGTGGATAAATTTGAATAAGTTGCATGTAAAACATTGCTATTGAAACTAACTAATACAGAATCAATTATTATAACTGAAGTGGAATCAGATCTATATTGAAGTAATGCATCTAATAATGTAAGATCTTCACTTTGTAAATTAAAAATATTCTCTCCAGAAGTTGAATCTGTAATTGTATAATATTTAGCTGATGTTGGATAAACCATTAATCTTGTTTTGACAGGATACGGCCACGAATATTTATTTGTATCTTCGATGAACTTATATAAATAATCTGATTGAGAATATAAATCATTAAAAAGAAGTTCTATAAAGGATCTTCTATTGGAAAAATAATCAAGACCAATTAAAGAAGGAATTGGAATCTCATATTTATTAACCGAACTATCCACAAGAAAACTTGAAAACCAAGTCTGAAGTTCACCTATTAAATTTGTGGATGATAAAGTCATTATCTAACCCTTCTTATTCTAGCTGGAATTTTTATTTTTTCTTTTG